CTGACAGTCCCGTTCGCAAAAGGACTAGCGGCAAACACACCTTTTAATCCCCAAAATACAGGGGGATAAATAGTATTATGGCAAAAGCAACTAAAAATTCAGCTAATCAAACAGTATTAGTGTTCGATAGTTTTTACAACATCAATCTTGTCGTAAATGCTTCTGAATACGATGTAGTGTATTCTTACTTCTTTGGTGTTTGCGATAATCCAAATATCGCAGGTAATTTCGCAGCAGTCCTCTTTAGAATTGCTCAAGACGGCGGATACAATGTTATTGACATGCTCGAAACATTGAAAGGTGTCAACAACCAGCTTGAGATGAATGCAACCATGTGTTATTATCTAAACACTTTCAAATCAAAAGCATCTCTGTACGGTATAAGTCAGATTCCTAATCCCAATCAAGCAGTGCAACGAAACGTAGTACTTTAATATGGGTAAGTGGGCACAAGGACCGTATACTGTAAAAAACCCAAACAAATATATCGGCAAGGGCGTCCCTAGATATCGTTCAGGTTGGGAATTAGCCTTCATGCAGTTCTGCGACAACAATACTAGTGTATTGAAGTGGGCAAGTGAATCACTTGTTATCAAATATCGTCATCCATTGACAGGTAAACCAACTAACTACATTCCAGATTTCTTCGTACTATATGAAAACAAACGAGGACAGAAAGTAGCTGAGATTGTAGAGATCAAACCTAAAAAGCAAAGTATCATTGAGAGCAAAGTAGCAAGCGCACGAGATCGTGCAGTGGTTGCGATTAACCACGCTAAATGGGCAGCAGCTAACGCATACTGCAAAGCCCAGGGACTTACCTTCAGAGTCATCACAGAAGATGATTTGTTCTATAATGGGCGCAAGTAACTAAATAGTTACATGAGCAAAAAACTTGAAGACCTATTTGAACTGGCCTCATCTGATGAGGGCAATTACCTATCTGAACCTCTACCTGAACAAACACAAGAAGTTACAGAAACTGCATTATCTAATCTAGACAAGATTGAAGCTGCACTCCCGCAAGTAAGAGGACTAGAAGCGGCTGACAATGAGATGGATGATCTAGCTGAACTAGCTACAAACAGCTATAAAGACTTGATGGATTTAGGTATGCAAGTCGAAGCCCGATTTAGCTCAGAAATCTTTAATAGCGCAGGGACTATGCTCGGTCATGCTATCACTGCAAAGACTGCAAAGATCAATAAGAAGCTAAAGATGCTTGACTTGCAGCTAAAGAAAGCTGCATTAGATCAGAAGACTGCAAGTAAAAACGAAGAAATTGATAACATTCCGTTAGGAGAAGGTCAATCATTGGATCGCAATGAACTACTCAAGGCCTTTACTCGTAAAAATAACGACCAATGATAAATATAATATAACAATAGCAGGGATCCATATGCGTAGTTTAAAACATTATATTGCTGAAAGTGTTCATACATATGATTACACTATTAAGATTGCCGGAGACGTTTCTAAGAACTTTCTAGAACTCTTCCTATTCAACCTTAAGAAGTTTGATCCTGTCGAACTTTCAGACCCAAAATCAACCCCAATTCAGAAGGACCCATACGGCTTTCCGAATCTGTCTAACCAAGCGGTTACAATCATCAAGGGCAAGTTCCGTTACCCTGCAAATGAGCCAATGATTCAGCAAATGGCACAGTTGCTTGGACATAACGTAGACTATGTTCGTGTTGTTAAGACTTCATATGATGATAGCATCAACAGTGAATTGGATGGTTACGAGAACGAAATGAAGCATAGTCCTGTTCTTACCCATGAAGAAATGGAAGAACAGCCTGGTGCAAAAGCAGCAGCAAAAGCATATGGCAACTCATACCTAGACAGCATCAAAGAGCAAACTAAGGATGACAAGATGGACATTCCTTATGCAGGTACTAAGACACCGAATGCGTTTGATCCGTTTAAACCAGAAACACAGATGGCATCGATGGGCAAAGATAGCCCGATGAGCAAGATTTCAAGACCTGCAAAGCCACAAACTGGCGCACATAAAGGATAAGACAATGAGCATGAAAGACTTATTAAACAAGATGAGCCAGCTAGAAGCATTGTCTGCTCCGAAGACTAGACAGGTACTTAATGAGTCCTCACCTGCTCCTGTAGCAACTGCTACATCAAAGAGATCACTGAAAGATGTGTTCAACGAATTGCATGAAGCTATTCCCGCCGGCGCAAAGCCACTTCCAGTTATGGATCCAACTAACAAGAAAACTGGTATGGGTTTTGTGACAAGCAACAACCCTGCTGTACAGAATATTCTAAAGAATCTTGATCCTAAGGATGTTCAGATTATGCAAGCTCCGGGTACTCCAGGACAAACACAAGCTCAACCTAACACAATCAAGCCAGTTGGTACAACCGGCGCTACTCAAGGTGGACAGGGTCAAATGGGTGCAGGTCAACAGACTATGCAAGAAGAAGAAGTAGAAGAAAGCGGTTTACAAGCATATCTTGGTAATAAGAAGTATGGAAAAGAAGGCATGGATGCACTACGCAAAGCGGGTCGTGAACACGCTGGCAAAGAAAAGATGGCTAATATTCGTGCTAAGTACGACAAAATGGACGAAGCACATACCGGCGATGAAGCTGAAAAGAAATTCAACAAATATAATGCTAAAGAACTTGACCATATGCTAGACAGAGCATATGGCAAGGCCAAACCAGGTGATGCACACAAGCAAAAGAGAGCTGGACAAGCTAAGAATGCTGCCTACAATATCATGTGGCGGGAGAAATATGGTGATCTTGAAGAAGCTGATCTCCCATCAACACAGGGAATTGACAATAGAGGTGCTGGCTTAGGTGCTGGCCGCAGTGCAACAACACTTGAAAGTAAGAAGGGCGTTAATCCTTTCCCTAAGAAGGGTGACAAAGCTTCAGCTAAGGCACCGGCTAAAGGTAAGAAGCCAGACTTCTTAGACCTAGACAAAGATGGTGATAAGAAGGAACCAATGAAGAAGGCAGCTTCTGATAAAAAGAAACAAAAGGTGAAAGAAGGTATGAGCCACAGAATTAATGCAGCCCGTTTAGAGGGCAAGTCACATGGCCTAAAGGGACATGCTTATTGCGGTAAGAATTATGACGATATGGAAGAAGGCAGAGCATATCATGAAGGCTTCAAAGAAGGTCTAGACGAATGCTATGGCATGGGTCCAATCGTAGGTCTAAAGAGAGAAGCACGTTTGCCCGCTACAACTCGCGGCATGGCACGTAACGCTCTAGACATTCCGCTTGACGAAATGGATGACATGGAAGAAGGCAAGCTAGGTAAAGCTGCTCTTGCATTGGGCGGCGCTGCTGCATTAGCAGCAGGTGGTGGCATGGCTAAGGGTGCATACGACTACCATAAGAAAGATCCAGCTATTGGAATGTCACAATCAGATATGGACCTTCAGCGCAGCGGCGGGTTCTATAAAGAAGATGAAATGGAAGAAGGCAACGCATTCACTGGTGGTTTAGCAAAAACTAAAAGAGGTGGACAGTTTAAGGTCGGCGGAAAGACATTCACTGATACCTCTAGCTATGATTCTAAGATGAGTGAAGGTGACTTCGCATTTGAAGCATGGGACAGACAGCTTAATTCTCTCATTAACGAGGGACTTTCTGTTTCAATCTCTAAGGGTAATACAAATTCACCAGATTCAGTCAACGTAAATGCAACTGATGCTGAAGCAGACAAGCTACTTTCTCTCGTAAAGCAAGCTGGCATGGGAATTTTCAACGGCGATGATGGTTCTGACTACGGTGCACCTGAAATGGGAGGAGCATCAGAAATCAACTCTCCGGGCGGCATTGAAGTCGTAGGTGATCACGACGGTATGCTAGGTCTCATGAAGAAGCTATCAGGAATTCAAGGATCATCTTCTGACTACGAAGACGAAGGCTGCGAAGAATGCGGTCATAGCCCTTGCGGTTGCAACGACGAAGAAGAAATGTCAGAATCACGCTGCAATGAATGCGGTATGATGGAATCAAAGTGCGGCTGCAATGAAGAAGTACTAGACGAAGTTGAATCAGAAGACCAAATGGAATTCAAGGTCGCTGAAGGTGGCGCACAAAATCCACCGGATAGCGGGGCAGCTAACGCAACTAATGACACTCAAGGTAATGCAGCAGCTAACGCAGCATTAGCAAAGGCAGATGCAGGTCAAGATATCGAAGACGGAATGCAAGATCAATCTGTTCAAGAATCAGACGATGAAGAGGAAGAAGATTTCTTCTACAATCCAAGAGTTCCTCGTGATCAGCAACTCCCGCGTCCTCCGAAGGAAATACATGTTAAAGAATCAGACGATGAAGAGGAAGAAGATTTCTTCTACAATCCAAGAGTTCCTCGTGATCAGCAACTCCCGCGTCCTCCGAAGGAAATCAATGTTAAAGAATCATTCATGGATCTTTACAAGAAACTAGCAATGTTGTCAGAAGAATCAACTGAAAAAGAAGACAAGAAGGCCGAAAAGGCTGGTAAGAAAGTCACTAAAGACATCGAATATGATGACAAGAAAGACAAGAAAGAAAAAGTTGATGAGTGGGCTAACCAAATTGGTAAGGGTCCTGGTAAAGGAACTGATGCCTCATTCGAGCAAGACATTGACTTCATGACTAAGGTCATCGCAGGTGGTTTGAATAAGCCGAAGTCAACTGGGCAGACTACTGTTCCTGTTGTCGCTTCACAGCTTAACAGACTAACTTCACATGATACTACTGACATCAATGAGTCAGTTTCAGACTGGAAGAAGCTAGCAGGTATCAAGTAAACCTATTGAAAAATAAGAAATAGCCGGGTCTATCCCGGCTATTTTTTTGGCTGGCGCATTCATCCCAAAATGATAAATAGATCATAATAGGTGAGTATTAACATGGCACAACGCAACATTGATTTTGGTAGTTTCCCGGGCGATCCAAACGCAGACGCAATTAGAACTGCGTTTGATAAAGTTCAACAAAACTTTACTGAACTATTCAATAATAAAAAAGAGCAGGTATACTCTGTCAATAGGACACCCGGTGCAGGTATTGTCCTCTCGACCGCACCTACAGGTAATGTCGTAGTCAATGCTAAAATCGCACAAGTAAGAATTCAAAGTTCAACTCTTGATTTGTCAGTAGGTATACCCGGAGTTGGGTCGCAGGCAGTAATTACTAGTGGTGCAGTTCCTTTCTTTATTAACTTACCAGCCAATGTTACTGGCGTTTCAAACATAAATTTAACTGGTACATTGACTGCTAACGTTGTCACTGCTAATTATTTAAACGGTGATGGAAGTAATATTGCCAATGTTCCTAAAATATAAAATGGTACTAGTTATGCAAATATATCGACTTCAGA